CCAGTAAATGTGGATGTAAGAGTCCGTGACAACGAATCGATTGAAAGAGCCCTCAAAAGATTTACCCGAAAGGTTAAGAAAGAAGGGATAATTCAGAAAGTCCGAGATCGAATGAGGTATGAAAAACCATCCGTCAAAAAGGCGAAAGCGGCAAAGCAACGGAAAAAGGTTTTGGATAAGCTTAAGAAGGAAAGAGATACTATTTAATTAAGGATATCGACAGCTTAGGAGAACAGAATGCCCCAAAATAAATCGCCATACAACAATAGAGACTTTCCATCCCCACCTCAGTACACCAAGACCAGACAGCCAACCAACCTTGCTGGAGCTTTTGAAACTCAGACAGAGACAACTACGTCAGCCCATCCTGTAGGGGCCATCAACAAAGCACCATCTTATAGAACTCACAACCAGAAATATCTTTGGCTTCATCTAGATACAACAGATTCCGAAGATGACCGAACGGTGACTGTATACGGAGCAAATTATTCTTTTGGTCGGTGGGCTCCCCTCAAAGACACCAGCGGCACGGCTGTCACTATTACATGTGACAACGCCCTTGATCAAAAAGTTTTTGAGGTTGCTGGCGTAGATCGAGTTTACTTCTTCATCAATGGTGCTTTGGACGCCGATGATTTCTTTTTCGCCGGCTGTAATACGGAACCTTAATAATGAGGTTTTCTAGTTATACCAACTATTTATCTTTGATTAAAACGCCCTTAAGGAGTGCCTGATGCCTGAAAATAAATCCCCATACAATAATAGAGACTTTCCATCTCCACCCCAGTACGCCAGGACAAGGCAACCAACCAACCTGGCCGGAGCTTTTGAAACTCAGGCAGAAACAACTACGGCAGCCCATCCTGCAGGCGCTATCAATAAGACCCCCTCTTACAGAACTCACAATCAAAGATATCTTTGGCTTCAGCTAGATACATCAATATCCGGTGAGACTAAAACAGTCACTGTTTATGGAGTAAACTATTCTTTTGGGCGCTGGGCACCCCTTAAAGACGCCAGCGGCAACGCTGTCACTATTACATGTGCCAATGCTCTTGACCAAAAGGTTTTCGAAATCGCCGGGGTTGACCGAGTTTACTTCTTGATTAGCTCCGGAGCTTTGAACGCCAGTGATTTCTTTTTCGCCGGGTGTAACACTTTGCCCTAACAAATGGCGTTTTCTAGTTATACCAACTATTTATCTTTGATTGCAATCACTTTATGGAGTATATGACATGTCAAAGATGTTAGAGCAAGCTATTATTGACGCTGAGGCCCTTCGTGAGGCAGCCTTAAAAAATGCCGAACAGAATATTATTGAGAAGTATTCAGCCGAAGTAAAAGAAGCTGTAAATCAAATTTTAGAACAACCCGAAGACGAGATGACTATGGGAATGGAAATGGATCCAGCTGGTGCCGAAGGCGAAGTTGGTGATGACCCCCTGGCTAATATCCCTCGTGCTGATACAGATGGAGACGACCTCTGTCCTTGTCCCGACGAGGGAGAGGATATTACTATCGATCTCTTGGCCATCGCTCAGGAACTTGAGAGAGACCAAGAAGGAGATAAGGTTCCCCGTGAAGATGTGGTTGATGATGAAATAACCCTCGAACCAGAGGAAGAAGAGGAAGAGGAGATTGAGTTGAGAGAATCAGATGATCTGGATTTTGAGATCCCGGATGAGTTTATTGATGATCTTCTGGAGAGAATGTCTCTCAACGTTCAACCTGTCCCTTCTGGAGTCCCTGGTGGTGGTTCAAATATCACCATGGAAAGAGAATTGGAAGATATCGTTAAAGCTCGGCTTTCTGTCGAAGAACTGAATGACAAAGCAGCCGAGCGAGAAACGGAAGAAGCAGATGCTGAAATGGCATCTTCTGAAAAAGAACTTGTTCAAATCGACTCTACAGCGATGCTGGAGTTAGATGAACAAATTAAAGAATTAACAGATCAAAGATCTCAGCTTGTTGAAAAAAATAACGAGCTTAAATCTTTGTTGTTAAAGGTTAAAGTGAAGTTGGAAGAGGTCAATCTGACTAACGCCCAACTTCACTATACAAACAAAGTCTTGGGTAGCACCTCCCTGAATGAGCGACAAAAAATTAACATTGTCGAATCTCTATCCAATACTTCAACTGTTGAGGAGACTAAAGTCATTTATGATACTCTTCAAGGCGCAGTGGGTTCCGAGTCTAAATCGACACCACAATCACTGAGCGAGGCAATCGGTCGTCCATCAGCAGTTATTCCTCGAAAAGAGGAAAAGTCAGTTAAGGAACCAGTGTCTAATCGCTGGAAAACCTTAGCAGGTATTGATAAAAAACGATAACTATTATAAGGAGAATTTAAAATGTCCGTTTTAGAAAAACTTACCGAAGGTATCGTCAATAGAGACTTACAAAAGGAAGGTGCTGCATTACTTAATAAGTGGGAACGCACAGGTCTTTTGGAAGGTCTTTCGGACGATTCAGAAAAGAATGGTATGGCTCGCCTTCTTGAAAATCAAGCAAAAGAGCTACTCCGTGAGGCTTCCTCAATGGCAGCCGGTGGAGATGTTGAAGGTTTTGCTTCCGTAGCATTCCCTCTCGTCCGCCGTGTCTTTGGAAGTCTTATTGCTAATGACCTGGTTAGTGTTCAGCCAATGAGCCTCCCATCGGGTCTTATTTTCTTCCTCGACTTCACATTTAATGAGGATCGCCGATCAGCAGGTGCTGTTTCTGGTGAATCGCTTTATGGTGGTGGAGTCGTGGGTAACCAGTTGACTGGTGGTGTGTCCCTTACGGGCTTGAACTCGGAAACGAGTTTTTATGCTCTTAACAACACCTACTCCTCACCAACTGGTTCGTTCGTCGTCAATTTCATCGCTAACACATCCATCATTGGTTGTGGTACTCTCGGTGGAGATGTTACGGCTGACCTTGCCACAAGCGAAGATCTTAACAGAATGTGTCAATTTGACCCGGATCTTTCCGGATCGGAAGTTGTCGTCATTCAGATGACAGGCTCCGGCGATATTAATAGTCAACTTAATCTAGATGATCTTGTTGGTATTGCCACTAATGCTGCCTTGACAAATGGTCGATTGGTTCGTCGCTTGACAAACCTTACGACTGCTTCTACCAACACTGGTGATGTAAGCGATGCTAACTGGGGTGCTCGATTAGTTTTCGAGAGAACCTCTACCGCTCCAGCTTACGCCGGCTTGGTAGCCGAGCTTACTGGTGCTACGCTTGCTTTCACCTGCCCAATCTACGATAACTTTGTAGACGCCACAGGTCGAGCAGCAATTGATGCCGTTGGTGCCCTCGTGGGTGCTGATACATGGGGTCTTGAGGATAATCCTCGAATTCCAGAAATTGACCTTAAGGTTGATTCGGTATCCGTAACTGCCATGACCAAAAAGTTGAAGGCCCGTTGGACCCCAGAACTTGGTCAGGATCTTAATGCTTATCACAACCTCGACGCTGAGGTTGAGCTTACAGGTATTCTTTCTGAGCAAATCGCTCTTGAAATTGACCGTGAGATTCTTGAAGACCTCGTTAAGGGTTCCACAGCTGGAACACTTTACTGGTCCCGTTCGGCAGGAAAGTTCGTTAACCGTGAATCCGGTGCTGAAATTGGAGCAACAACCGTTACTCCTGACTTCACTGGTACTGTGTCTGAGTGGTATGAGACTCTGTGTGAAACAATTAATGATGTTTCCGCTCGTATCCACCGTAAGACACTTCGTGGCGGAGCTAACTTCGTTGTTTGCTCCCCAGAGGTTTCTAACCTTCTTGAGTTTACCGCCGGCTTCCGTGCTGACGTTACTGGCGACAGTGACCGTGGCTCCATTGGTGCCGTAAAGGTTGGTTCTCTCAGCAAGAAGTGGGACGTATACGTCGATCCTTACTTCCCACGTAATGTGGTGCTTGTAGGTCGTCGTGGTGGCTCTTTCCTTGAAAGTGGCTACGTGTACGCTCCATACGTACCTCTCCAGGTCACACCGACTATTTTCGGTATTGATGACTTCACCCCACGTAAGGGTGTAATGACTCGATATGCTAAGAAGATGGTTCGACCTGATATGTATGGTCTTGTTATTGTTGAGGACCTCATTGGTTAAACAATAATTTAACGCTTCTCAAAGAGCAAGCCCCTC